AAATAATTTAATAACGGAGATAACACAATGAAAGTAAGAAATATGATAACCCCTAATAATAACACTGCCCCTAATCAGTTTATTATTACAACCAATGATGGCGAGATATTCCAAAGCTATAAGAGCATGATTGCTATTAAACATATTGATGGTCATGTAGTCCTTGACGAAACTTATTGGAACTATTCAAGCACGACAGGCAAATATAGAAATATGTTTTTAGGCGAAGATAGAGCAACTACTGAGGCTAAGATAGCGTCTGGAGAATATCAACTAACTAATCTAAACCCTTACGGAGATAATTAATATGGACGTAACTAAACAGGATACAATATCGTTGAGGCACATTGTATTATCATTAAAGACCCTATCCGCCTTGAATACTGAATTAGAAAATGAAAGATTAAAACTTGCAGAGGCAGAACTTAAAAGGAGGTTGAGGCATGAGTAAATTAATTAGCATTAGAGCCTATGAGTATCAAGAACTAGAAGATTATGCAAAAGATACATTTATAAATTATATGTTTGATTCGCCTTTTGATTACGAAGATGAAGATGAAGAAGGCAACACAATAATTAAGTATGACTACTTTGCAGATATGAATTTAGCAGAACAAATAGAATTTTGTGAAATTAATGAATATCTTTTTAATAAACATGGCGAACTAATTGGACACTTGGAGGAGTAGTATGAGTGCAGATAAAAAAATGCCAGACTCATTTTATGAGTGGCTAGATACATGTCCTGTTATTTGGTACAGGATTAAAGTTGGTAATGAGACTGTTCATTATTCGTTTGAAACACCAGATGAGGAGATAGCATGAGTAACGTAGAACTACACAGACTTAGAAAACTTAAACAGGAACTGTTAAGTATTATAGAAACTAACATAACAGTTGATTGGTTTCACGATATGCCTGAGGCAGAGTTCAGAAGAATGTATGACTTTGTAGCTATTAGGTTTGATGAAATAATTGATAACGCTGAGGAGGAAGCATGATTATCTGGAATGAATTCACCATCACAATAAAACCATGCAAAGTTTGTAGAAGCAAAGTTGAATATGTCAATAATGAAACTTGTGGTTGTGAAGTATGCCATGAGGCTTACATGAATATGGAGTAACTATGAATTGGAAAGAACTAATAAACAAACACGATTGGCAAAGGTTCTTAATTAAAACCTATAACACAACTACTGACCCAGACGAAAAGAAAACGATTGAGGAAGTATGGGAGGTAGAAAAGAATGCTATGGCAGAACTTGAAAGACTTAGGAAACAAAATGACTCAATATGAAAAAAAAGTAAATTTACAGAGGGCTATACTGAAAGCTGAGGCATGGGGCAAAGAACCCTATTCCATAGAAACTCATAGACTAAAAAGCAATGACTATGACAATAGACCAGAAGATACAGAAAGAGGGTACGTAACTGATACCAGATACAACAATGGCACAATAGTCAGAAAACAGTTTGGTAAAGTCATTCATGTATTTGGTAAACCATTATCACTAGAGCAACTAATAGAGAAAATTAAGTATGGAAAAGTATAAACCCAGAGTAACAGTTGGCAGTATTCCCTTTGATGACAAAGCAGATGACCCTTATTATCAAGGTTGGTTCTGGGATTCAGCAACTAAAAAACTATACAGGTGGCAAGACCTGCCAAAAAATAATTCTTGATTTAAATATTTAACTATGATAAAATGGTAAGAAACAGAATGGAGATACAATGACTATAAGATTCTATAATGCATATGAACTGCCTAGATTACCGGCAGGTCACAGATACTTTCGTGTAGGCACTATTGGCTACAAGTGGGTAAAAATTAAAGAGGCTCATGCTCCACATTGGAAAAGAATATCTTTGAAGAAGTGGGAAGAGATTAAACAACTAAAAACTTTTAAAATCATAAGGGAGGATTAATGATAAAAGATTTAGATTTACATGGTGTTACTAAAATAGTAATTGAAAAGGGCGGTCATATCTTTGGAGAAGGTTCAACAACTTACAATGATGTGATAATAGTAAACGACAAAGGCGAGAGGTTTATTTTAACTTGTTATTCAGCAGAGCCAGAGTCAATACCGGTAGAACTATCGTGACAAGTTTATCTGAGGCAATGGCAATCGTTGAGCAGATTGTAGACAAAGAATCAAAAGCACAAAGTAACTCTGAAGAGATACAAGACGCTTGGTATATAATTAAAAATAACTTGAGAGGCTAATATGAATATGCGAGAGCATTTAATTATGATGGAGAATATCAGAAAGGGTAAAGCCCCTGATGGTAAAACACTAACTAAAACAATAAGGAAAAGAAATGAGTCACCCAATAAACGACAAGATTAAAGAAACAATAAGCGAAGGAGTAGAAGCAGTTTGGATGTTGCCAAATAGACCAGACTTACGTGATGATTGCGAAGAATACATCTGGGACTATTATGCAGAGGCTACAATAAATACTGATAAAATTCCAACAATGGTAATAGAATTTTTATCTAAACATTGTAGTAATGCAACTTCATCAAAAGACATAGAGCATATGTCAAGGCAAGGACTAATGGGAGCTAACTATGAATAAAACAGAAAAGAAAAAAGACCAAAAAGCAAAAGAGGAATTTAAAAAGAATCTTGAGAAAAAGATTGAAGATGAACTTGGTAAAGAGATGCTCAAGAAGATTACAATACTGACATGAAGTTTAAAATATTTGTTGGCAATTTAGAAACTGTAACTATTGAAGAAGAGTCAGCAGATATTGTTAAAGAAATACTTATAGATAATAGTAAACAGTTAGTTACTGATTTTTTAGAAGAAGGTTTAATAAGCATTGAACAACAGCAAGATTAAAGAACTTAAACGAAGAGTTCCGCACATACAATTAGATTGGTTGCGGAGTGTTGTTCCTGACCCTAGTGAAGTTACTATGGCTAAGTTACCGCAACTCTTACCAGAAGAAACTCACGTCAAGGCTATAGGTAGTGTTAGACTATCTTATATGTCTGATAGATGGGTACTTAAAATGTTAAAGAGATATCCAGAAGTAAAAACTTTTGCACAATTAAATAAAAAAATAAATGGCAGTTAGAAGAGAAAAGGTTATTATTAACCATGTTAAAAAGAGTACCTCGCAAGGCACAGGCGGTAGAGGTAGAAGAGTTAAAATATCTACTAAACATATGAATAAAAATAAAAAGAAAAGTTACAAAGCATACCGAGGTCAAGGTAGGTGAATGTAGAGTTAGCTATGATAATAGATAGTCAAGATAAAAAGTATTATGTTTATGGAACTTATGAAGAGGTAGAGAACTATGCTGACTCTGTAGATGGTTATGTACATCATTACTTCAATCATGTTAATCCATCAACAGTTCAAGCTAACTTTAATTACATAGGTTCTGGACAAGACCCATATCAAAGAAGCAGAACTTTCGATTACAAATTAAATAAAACAGTTAATATAATTAAATGGTAGGAGGCACCATGATATTTAAAACAATTATATCCGCAGTGATAACTTTCACTATCGGAGCACTTATATTGGTAGGTGTTGCAGCAGTTAATAACAATCAACTGATTGCACAAAATGGTAAGAAAATCATAAACTTAAAAGCATTTGTGATGGATGATAGGCAACAAATAAATAACCAAAAGGTTAGGTCAATGGAACGAGCCTTGTCTGAATTTATCGCTACTAATGATGAGTTCTTAGAAATGTTTTATGCATTACAGACTGAGTTCAGAGAACACAGACATGAAACAGAAGAACAAATACAAGCCGCATGGGATGAGATAATGCGAGAAAAAGAAAGCATGGCTACTATGTCTGTACCAACAGAAGAGGACTATGCTCCAGAGTATGTGCCAGAACCAGAACCATCAATAGATTACTCTTGTGTCAGAGCAGGAAATAATTTAAGTAATTTTATTAAGAAGGTTAAACTTAGAAAGACTCAAGAGTTTACTGTTAGTTATTCTGTAGATGATTATAATTTAATTGACTTAGAGTACAGCAAAACTATTCCGGCAAACTTAGAAAGAAAAGTTACTGAGTATGTCTTATCGTTTGCAACAACAAAACAATTTTCAAAAGATTGTAGTATTCCAATTAAAGTTGTGGTAAACTAAAACTATGTTATATTTTTCAGAATCCAAAATGTTAACTAAAGATGAATACAAGAGGTTCGTTGATTATAGTGATGAACATTTCACTGATTGGTATGAGAATAAAATCTGTTACTCAGTCAGAGGAATTAAAGATAACTATTTCGTAGAACTTTGGGCTAATGGTCTAGTAACATTTAAAGAGATTTTAACATGAGTAATTTAACACAAACCATAAGCCCTCTATCTCCGTTCATGTATGTGTTAGGTTTGGTTTTCTCCATAGCTCTGAGAGTAGTTAGCTCAAAACTCTCACTTAATTTATTTGTAACCAAAGGAGGTTTTACATGGCAATACTAGAAGGTACTGTAAAATGGGCAAGTATTACTACACCTAATACTAAATTTGAACCTATGTATACAGTTGATTTAATTGTTGACGAGGAAATAGCAAATGATTTTGCTTCTCGTGGACACAAAATAAAACAGCACGATGAAGGTCCTGCAGTTGTTATCAAAAGAAAAGTGAATGGTCCAAACGGAGTGACTAGACCTGCACCTAGACTTCTTGATAAAGACAAGCAAGAAATAAATGTTGCTGTAGGTAATGGTTCTAAGGTCAGAGTACAGTTCAATGAATACTCAGGTGAAGGTAAGTATGGTCCTTATCAGGGGTTAGACTTACAAGCTGTACAGGTCGTAGATTTAATTGAATATCGTTCTGCAGATGGTGAAGAACTGTTAGCAGATGGCGAGGAGTTTTAAATGATTATCACAGTAAAAAAAGACGATGGCGAAGTAATTTATGATGTTACTAAGATTACAGACGAGGCAAAGCAAGGAGAGGCTAGAGTTATAATTTCGAAGGTGGGCAACTTAGACACTGTAACTGAAGCACTAAGTTTTGCCTCGGCTACTCACAGAGCAAACCTTGAAAGGTTGCTTGAAGATAGTCCTGAATCAATTATTGAGCCAGAGACTGAAGTAGTTGAAGCAGAGATTGTCGAAGAAAACGAATCTAAATAACACAAACTAGACTAGGGTTTTCCCTTAGTTTTTTCCCTAGTCTAGACCATTGGAGATAGAATGGAACGTAATAGCACGTTTATAAAACACAAATTACCCTGTAAGAAATGTGGCGGTTCGGACCCTGTATCAATGAATGCAGATGGTTCGGCTTGGTGCTTTAGTTGTTCTACTCGTTTCCCTAAATATGATGAGGACTATGTGCCAGAAGAAACAGTAGAGAAACATACCAGTACATTTTTAAATTCATACACAGGAATCTTTGATGACTTACAAGACAGAGGTATCTCAAAAGCAACTGCAAGTAAGTTTGGTGTAAGAGTTGTAAAAGACTTAGCAGGTAAAACTATTAAGCATATCTATCCATTCTTCAATGGCACAGAAATAGTCGGCACTAAAACAAGACGTATAGAAGACAAACAGTTTCTATTCAATGGTACTTATGAAGGTACTGGTTTGTTTGGTGAACAACTCTATCGTAACAAAGGCGGTAAGTATCTAACAATAACTGAAGGCGAATGCGATGCTATGGCAGTACACGAACTGTTTCAAGGTAAGTATGCAGTCGTATCTATTAAGACTGGCTCTGCAGGAGCAGTAAAAGATATCCGGGAAAGCATAGAGTTTGTTGAATCATTTGAGAATGTAGTCTTATGTTTTGACAATGATAAAGCAGGAAGAGAAGCCACAAAGAAAGTAGCTAGGATTATTAAACCCGGAAAGGTAAGAATCATGGCATTACCTAATGGTTTCAAAGACGCTAATGATATGCTCAAGCAAAAGAAGTTTGCTGAGTTTACACAAGCTTGGTGGGATGCAAAGACTTATACCCCATCAGGCATATTAGATTTATCAGCTAAGAAAGACGAATGGCTAAACAGAGAAGTAAAAGAAAGCATAGCCTATCCTTGGGAAGGATTAAATAAAAAGCTTTACGGTATGCGAAGAGGAGAACTAGTTACTCTGACAGGTGGTACAGGACTTGGTAAGTCTTCAGTAACTAGAGAGTTAGAACACTGGCTAATTAAAAATACACAAGATAATGTAGGTATCGTTGCTCTTGAAGAGAACTGGCTAAGAACTGCAGACGGTATCATATCAATAGAAGCTAATGACAGAATTTATTTGAATGAATCTAGAGACAAATACTCAGAAGAACAACTACAAACTATGTTTGATAATGTCATACAAAAAGGCAGAGTCTTCATCCATGCTCATCTAGGAGCAACAGATATAGAGGAAATCTTTTCTAAACTTAGATACATCATAGTTGGTTGTCAGTGTAAATGGATTGTAGTGGACCACTTACATATGCTTGTAAACGTAATGACAGAAGGTGATGAACGTAGAGGTATAGATTCATTGATGAACAGATTAAGAAGTCTTGTTGAAGAAACAGGAGTAGGAATGTTCTTAGTGTCTCACTTACGTAGAGCTAACGGAGACAAAGGACATGAGAACGGGGTCGAAGTATCTCTATCTCATTTAAAAGGTTCACAAGGTATAGCACAACTATCTGATTGTGTTATTGCATTAGAACGTAATCAACAAGCAGAGAATCCAGAAGAAGCTAACACAACTAAAGTAAGAGTGTTAAAATCTAGGTACACAGGTGACACTGGACTTGCTTGTTCTCTCAGGTATAATCCTGACACCGGTAGACTTTTTGAAGTCTCCGAGGAGCATACATTCGATAATGAATTTGATTTTTGATATTGAAGCTGATGGACTTACCCCTACTAAGATATGGTGTATAGTTGCCAAAGAACTAGACGGACCAGTACATACCTTTGACCCTACACAGATAGAAGAAGGTATAAAGTTTTTACAATCAGCTAAAACTCTCATAGGACATAACATCATTGGTTATGATATTCCTGTCTTAGAAAAACTACATAAAGCATCCTTTCTTGATAACAAGTTAGAGGATACTTTAGTCATGTCTAGATTATTTAATCCAGTTAGAGAAAACGGACACAGTTTAAAAACATGGGGCTTTAGAGTTAAGTTACCTAAGCAAGAACAACCAGAAGACTTTGAAGAATATACACCTGAAATGCTTGAATACTGCATACAGGATGTAAGGCTAAATGAGGTCGTTTACAAACATCTAATAGAAGAAAGTTCCGGATTCTCTAAACAAAGCGTAGACTTAGAGCACAAGGTCGCTAAGATTATGAAAGAACAAGAGACAACTGGATTTTTGTTTGCTGAAAAAAGAGCTATGACTTTACTAGCACAGCTCAAAACAAGGATGACTGAAGTAGAAGACGAAGTACAAGAAACTTTTAAACCTAAATGGGTAGCTGACAAGGTAGTAAATCCTTACATTAAAAAGGATGGTACGCTATCTATGCGAGGACTTACTGAAGAAGAATATAAAAAATGTTTAGATACAAATAACTTTGAACCGTTTACTCGTAAAAAATTAGTAGAGTTTAATTTAGGTTCTCGTAAACAAATAGGAGAATACTTAATTGACTTTGGTTGGAAGCCAAAACGATTTACCCCTACTGGTCAACCAATAGTAGATGAAGGTACCTTGAAAAAAATTAACCACATACCAGAAGCAAGACTGATAGCTGAGTTCTTACTGTTACAAAAAAGAATAGCACAGATATCATCGTGGATGGATGAACTAATTGGTGAACGAGTACATGGTAGAGTTATACCTAACGGTACTATTACAGGTAGAATGACACATAGAAATCCTAATTTGGCTCAAGTTCCTAGTGTTGTAAACCCCTATGGTAAAGAATGTCGTGCTTGTTGGATAGTCCCAGAAGGTTATAAACTATTAGGTGTTGATGCTAGTGGGTTAGAACTAAGAATGTTAGCCCATTACATGAACGATAAAGATTATATTGACGAGATTTTACATGGAGACATACATACAACTAATCAAAAACTTGCAGGACTTGAATCAAGAAATCAAGCAAAGACTTTCATCTATGCCCTTATATACGGAGCAGGAGATGAAAAGATTGGAAGTGTGGTTGGGGCAAACAGAAAAGCAGGTAAAGAACTTAGAAACCGTTTTCTCACCAACCTCCCTGCACTTGAAAACCTTACGGGAAGAGTTCGAGATGCTTCGAGAAAAGGATACTTAAAAAGTCTTGATGGTCGTAAGATATTTGTACGACATGAACATGCTGCTTTGAATACTTTATTACAAGGCGGTGGTGCTATTGTAATGAAACAAGCGATGTGCAACTTACATGATGCTATTAAATTAAACTTGTTTGATGCTAAGTTTGTTGCTAACATACATGATGAATGGCAGATACAAGTTAAAGAGACCGTAGCTACTTTTGTAGGAA